GTAGTAGGATCTGATTCGTCCTTGGCTTCAGCAAGCAACTTAGCTTGTTGAATCTTCTTCTCTGGGATAAACAACCCAAGAGAATATACTACCTTCTTAATTAATGTACCAATTCCTGTGTACCACAAGAGTACACATATTCCTAATATAGCTGCAGCAATAAAGCCGTAGCTAAGTAGGTCTGCCCACCAAGGGGTACTGTCTTTAATGTTACCTAAGACACCAGCAATATCCTCAGATTCACCAAGGATATTACGGGCATGTTTGTGGGCGACTACGATGTCATTTGTATTTAATATCTGTAAAGCATTTGTTTGAATCTTATAAGTGCTTGTAGATATCTCATTAACAGATGAACACCCTGTAAGAAAAACTAGTAAGAATATCTTACGCATTAATCCCTTTCTAGCATCTCAATGCGATACCGTAGTTCCTTCAACTCAACCATTACAGCCACCATGTTCTTTCCTAATTCAATGTCAGTCTTAACTAGATCTCTAGTTATGTCTTTTAATAGAAGAAGTTCTGCCATGCTGTTGTCGATTTGAGCCTCCCTTTTGCCTAGGCGTATAATAACAGTAACTACCCCAATGGTGAGAATAGCTAATTGCAATACCGAAACATAGATACCAATGTTATTCTCATTCATGGGAAATCCTTATGTAAATACCATTACAGACACATCAAAGAAATCAACAGCTGCACCACCTTGTCCATATTTACCAGTTCTAATTATAAAACCAGTAGGAGTTACATCAGTATATTGTGCAACAGGACAAGCTGCACCACCACCATAAGTAGGTGTTGAATCATAATTAAAAGCAAGAGTTACAATATATGGAAGAGCAATAGCCGGATTCAAAGTAACAGTATAAATACCAGCTGCAGTACGAGATACAGTACAACTATCATTATTTACAGTATAAGTATTAGTACCATCCCATGTCCAACGGAGTTTAGCCTTAGGGCTTGAAAAACCGACCTTTGCATCAACATAAGTCTTATTAGTTAAATGGTTTCCAGTAGTTGGTGCTGTAGAAGCAGTAACTGCAGAACCGTTAACAGTTAAACCAGTCTGTAAAAGACTAGCACCTGTAACAGTAAGACCACCACCACTAACAGTAAGACCACTTGTAACGGTAACTGTATTAGCGAATGTTGCCGCACCACTGTTTACAATGGTTAGCTTAGGTACACTAGCTGTTGAAACAATGAAACTACCAAGAGTAGTACCAAGAGTTTGATCTCCAGTAGTAGCTCTAACTGCACCCGATAGAGTCATAAACCCTGAAGTAGCAGTACTGATTGCAGTATCCATTGCACTCTTAGTAATAATTGCATCCGCTAGGGCTGGAGCCGTAGATGGACTGTAAACCAAGAATGCCTTACCGGATACTGGAGCACGAAGAACAAGATCACCAACAGCATAGATACCAGTACTAGCAGTACTAATAGCTTCTACAGTAGAATCTGTTGTGCCTAACTTAAGCTTAGTACCAGTAGTTTTAAATGTAATGGCATCACATGAAAGCGTACCTAAAGTACTTGCACCAGCTGTTAAGGTGTTTGTAGAACAATCCACATTAGCTAGCAAGCTGATCTTACCTGTTCCAGCAGGATCTAGAATAAGATCTAGATTGCCTGTTGTTGTCAGTGTATTAGCCGCAGCACTAGTAATTATAACAGATCCAAGTGTGGCTCCAGCAAATGTTGGAGTAGCAGCAGTGTGGATGTTCTGTGGTAAACTTAGAGTTGGCGTAGTAGTACCAGTTACAGTTACTTGATTGGCTGTACCAGTAATACTAGTAACACCAGTATTATTAAAGGTAACAGTATCAGTAGTAGCATTAGTAGTTATACTCATACCAGTACCAGCAGCAAGTGTTAGAGTATCTGTTGTGGTATCGACAACAACATCGGATTGACCAGCTACAGCAATAGTTCCAAAGATATTTGGAGCTATTGCCGAGTTAGCAATAGTGATTGTTGAACCCGAACCAGTAACAGTAATACCACTTCCTGCAGTTAGATTGAGTGTACTAGAGTTTGTAGCAGCGGTAACAGATGTTCCACTAGATGGGGTGATAGTTTTAAAGATAGCTTGTGAGCTACCCTTATCAGTATTAGCAATAGTAATACCAGCACCCTCACTACCACTACCAGTAATGGAAACACCATCAGTACCTGTAGCAGTTGCTAGATAGTTTCCAGTAGTATCAGTACCAAGAGCAACAGAGTTAGCGGCTATTGTAGTACTTATACTGACAGCAGCAGAGCCATCAAAATTAACTGTACCAGTAACATCACCAGTGAGGGTGATGGCACGAGTAGTAGCTAACTTAGTAGCAGTTGCTGCATTTCCCGTAAGTGGGGAATCAGTAAATGCCAAATCCTTAGTAGCAACACCAACACGCAGTTTCAGTGTATTTGATTCCCACCAAAGATCACCCGCTGTAGGTGAGGTAGGAGCAGAGCCACCAACAAAGCGTATAGGAGCTAGAGAGGTAGTACTACCGGGTAGTTGAATCATCCCAGTCATTGTTCCACCAGAACGAGCCAACGCATTGTTTGCCGTAGTAGCAACCGCAGGAACTGTAGTACTCTCAAGCGTTGTTACTCTTGCAGTTGCAGTAACTAGAGCAGAGTTAGTGGCTACAGCATAATCATTAACAGTTTTTATAGCAGAAGAAGTAGCTGCTGTATCAGTAAGTATAGAGGTTAGTGAACTAGAGAGGTTTACAGCAGCAACACCGGATGTAATAGTAAGTCCTGTACCCTGCTTAATACCACCTAATACGGTAGAAGTAGCAGGAACAATAGAAAGGACACCGGGACCAGTGATACTAAGACCACTGTCATTGCCTGTACTAATCTGTACTAAACCAAGAGCACTAGTTGTAGCTGCATCTCTATAAGCAAGTTGCTTAGTAGCTGATGTTGTTCTAAACTGCAATACATCATTGAAGTTCCACAGATCACCCGTAACGAGTGTACCTAGTGTTACAGCTGAAGAAGGAATAGATAGAGAAGCTATTGCCGTAGTTGCAGTAGCAGTCCTTAGCTTACCTGTCATCTGAATAGTACCATCAATAAGCATACTAGCTAGTCTTAGTGTGTTAACAGAGGTAGCCGAAGCAGCAGTCGTGCTGCTGGTTGTATTAATCGTATCAGTCAGATTAACCGTAGCAACACCGGATGTAATGGTAAGTCCTGTGCCTTGCTTAATACCGCCTAATAAGGTAGAAGTAGCAGGAACAACAGAAAGTACACCAGAACCATTGATGCTAAGACCACTATCATTGCCTGTACTAATCTGTACTAAACCAAGAGCACCTGTTGTAGCTGCATCTCTATAAGCAATTTGCTTAGTAGCTGAGGTTGTTCTAAACTGTAAGACATCATTAAGATTCCATAGGTCACCGTTAACCAATGTACCAAGGGTTGCAGCCGAAGGAGGAATAGATAGAGAAGCTATTGCCGTAGTTGCAGTAGCAGTCCTTAGCTTACCTGTCATCTGAATAGTACCGTCAATAAGCATACTAGCTAGTCTTAGTGTGTTAACAGAGGTAGCCGAAGCAGCAGTTGTGCTGCTGGTTGTATTAATTGTATCAGTCAGATTAACCGCAGCAACACCAGCTGTAATGGTAAGTCCTGTGCCTTGCTTAATACCACCAAGTTGTGTCGTGGTTGCAGCTGGTAAAGATAAAGCACCTGTTGCGGTGTTTAAACTTAAGCCACTTGTGGCAACAGCATCAACCATGACTTGACCAAGTGTGGCATTACCCGCAATAGGATAAGTAACATTTACTATGCCACCAGAGCCAGCAGCTAAGCCTGTGCCTAGCTTTAAACCGCCTAGTTGTGAAGCAGTACCAATAGGTAAAGACAACGCACCTGTTGAGGTGTTAAGACTTAAACCACTAGTTGCAACTAGAGCAACCATAACCTGACCAAGGGTAGCAGTGCCAGCAGTAGGATAAGTAACATTTACTATGCCACCAGAGCCAGCAGCTAAGCCTGTGCCTAGCTTTAAACCGCCTAGTTGTGAAGCAGTACCAATTGGTAAAGACAATGCACCTGTTGAGGTGTTGAGACTTAAACCACTAGTTGCAACAACATCAACCATAACTTGACCAAGAGCAGTATTGCCAGCAGTAGGATAAGTAACATTTACTATGCCACCAGAGCCAGCAGCTAAGCCTGTGCCTAGTTTGAAAGCACCAAGTTGGGTTGCAGTTGCAGGAATAAGTGCAAGAGAACCAAGACCTGTTACACTAATACCGCCATCATTTCCGGGAGTAATAGATACTAAACCAGTTGAACTAGTTGTAGCAAGACCACCAGAAACAACGCGAGATAAACCAAAGTTTCTAATTGTGATACTTCCTGATGGGGTAGCACTAACATATACATTTAGTACTTTAGTTGCTCCACCACTAGTATCTAACCAGAAGTATCCATCATATACAGTACCAGCCGTAGCATCTAATGCATTAGGAGTGAAGACTCTAGTACCACCCTCAGCATCAATCAGAATCATTGCTGAACTGGTTGCGTATATTGGGTTTGTAGGGTCTACAAAATTAAAGCAATAGCGTACAAAGCTTGTGGTTGCTGGGGTTGCGGCTGTAATGGTATTAGCAGATGCCCAAGTTTGTTTAAACACTTGAGGAGCAGCCGTACCAACAACAGTACCACCAGCATTTAAAATAGCTGTTTCAATATAACCGAAGTTAACGGCATCATTAGATGTCAGAGAACCAGCAGGGCGCATAATCATATCAGTGAGATATTTATTACCCGCACTTAGGTTGGATCCGGCAGCATAGATTGTATTAGCTTCTAAGTAACTCTTTGTAACAACATCTTGAGCAGCTGTTGGATTCACTACATTAATAATCTTCTTAGTCCCGGCACTTAGCGCACCTCCGGATAAGAAGACTGAATTGGTAGTAAGTCGATTATCAATAGCAGTATTAAGACCTGAAGTTAATGTGTAGTTTGTGTCTACATAATTCTTCGTTGCTGCATCTTGAGCCAGAGTCGGATCAACTACATTAATAATCTTCTTAGTCCCGGCACTTAGCGAACCTGCAGATAAGAAGACTGAATTGGTAGCAAGTCGATTATCAATAGCAGTATTAAGACCTGAAGTTAATGTGTAGTTTGTGTCTACATAATTCTTAGTTGCCGCATCTTGAGCAAGAGTTGGATCAACCATATTACTAATCTTTTTGGTTCCTGCACTGAGTACAGCACCAGACAAGAAGACTGAGTTAGTAGCAAGTCTAGCATCTATAGGTGTGTTTATAGCCGAGGTTAAAGTATAATTGGTGTCGATATAGTTCTTAGTTGCCGCATCTTGAGCAAGAGTTGGATCAACTACATTAATAATCTTCTTAGTCCCGGCACTTAGCGAACCTGCGGATAAGAAGACTGAATTGGTAGCAAGTCTTGCATCTATAGGTGTATTGATAGCTGAGGTTAGAGTATAATTAATGTCTATATAATTCTTAGTTGCTGCATCCTGAGCCGAAGTAGGATCTACAACCGCAGTAATTCTTTTAGTACCTGCACTGAGTACAGCACCAGATAAGAAGACTGAGTTGGTAGCAAGTCTAGCATCTATAGGTGTATTGATAGCTGAGGTTAGAGTATAATTGGTGTCGATATAGTTCTTAGTTGCCGCATCTTGAGCAAGAGTTGGATCAACCATATTACTAATCTTTTTGGTTCCTGCACTGAGTACAGCACCAGACAAGAAGACTGAGTTAGTAGCAAGTCTAGCATCTATCGTTGTATTGAGAGTTGCTGTAGTTGTATAACTAGTTAGAGCAGTATCAACATATAGTTTATTTGCTGCATGACTGTCCACTGTTGGTGTGGCAACACCAAAGATATTTTGAGCTACTGAAGATCTTAGGGCAGTAAAGCGACTATTAACTGAATCCCAGAATGGGGCATTCGCTTGAATCTGCGTCAGTGCAGCAGCATTAAAACCACTAAGACTTTGGAAATTATCCACTACATATTTCTTAGTAGCTGCATCTTGATCACTTACGGGATTAAGTACATTACTAATTAACTTAGTACCTGCATTAAAGAAGGAACCAACCCCAAGCGAAAGTGCTCTTGCATCAATAAGAGTATTAGTGTTAGTATTAAAATTACTGATATGTGCTGTTGATAGGGCTACAGAGTTTGCAGCCACAGTGACTCGTCCCTTAGTATCTACAGTGAATGTAGGAATAGTAGTAGTACTACCATAACTACCAGCTGAAGATGTAGCTAAAGGTGGAATCAAAGCATCAGCAAAGGGTGAAGTAGTAATACTAATAGCTGAAGCAGACAACGCAGGAATATCACCACTAGTAATAGCTCGTTGGCTAATAGCGGTTATTCTTCCCTTAATATCTACTGTGATATCTTTTATAGGTTGCGTACTATACGCTCCTGCTGCAATAGTGCCAATAGTACTTAGACATGTGTCTGGGAGAACGAATGCACCGGGAGTAGCTGGATCAATCTTACTAAGAATAATGCCCGAAGGGATAAAACTTAATGGGAAAGCAGCTTGACCTGCTGTAGTTGTATCTAGTTTAGCAACTAAAATAGAACCATCAGCAATAGCATCCTTAGGTAAGATATAGCTTTGCGATAAAGCATTGCTTAGTTTGCTTAGTGGAATGTTATTAGGAAGATCAGCAATATCCATACTTCTATGGCTAGCAGAAGTTACACGACCTCTGTTATCATATGCAATTTGTAACATGTTGTTGGTATTGGTTGCCGTAGCTTGACCATATGTACCAGAACCAGTAACAGAAGTAGTAGGTAAATCATTCAGTTCAATAGATCTATGAGCAGCAGCGGTTAGATTACCTTTACTATCTACAGTAAAGCGTGTAAGCGTGTTGGCACTAGTGCCACTAACAGCTCCATAAGAACCTGCCGTCACTGTAGTATTTGGTAGATCACTTGTTGTAATAGTAGCAGTACTAATGGAAGTAATACGACCCTTAGTATCTGCACTGACTGTAAGCAGCTTACCCGTACCACCGTATGACTGCGCGACTAAACCAGATACAACCGGAAGATCATCGACCGTCATGTTTCTATGAGACAGACTGGTTAAGATACCTTTGCTATTAACAGACATAGACACCATGTTATTGGTGTTGCTAGCTGTCAGCTGTCCAAAAGTACCAATAGCTGTGCTCAAACTACTAGGGAGATTCTCTAATGGAAGAGTATAAGTTTGACCCACTGCTGAGCTTAACTTAGATAGGGGGATATTTGCAGGAAGTCTAGCAATAGCTACTGTGCCTATTGTTAAGTTATCCGCATTATTCAACTGACTTAGATTTACTGCATCAGTTGCCGCAGTACCGGGAGCTAGGTTTGTAATTTTATAGTCTGTTGCAAAACCCGGAAGTCTGGTTGTAAAGTCACCAGTAAATGTAGGTGTTCCAGCAACTAAATCTGTACGATATAGTGCGCCCTTGGTTACAGCATTTTTTACTGATAACACATTGGCAGTAAAGGTACCACCTGAGTATTCAATATTATCCTGACCAGTAAAGAATGTTGCAGTATCAGTAATTTCTTTACTACCAACATCCTTAATAAAGTTATTATTCATTTTCAAATCGCCGTTCCCTAAAAAGGGACCGTCAACTGCATTCTCATCATACTTTAGAATAACTTCATTACGAATCTTAGCAACAATTTCTTGTACTAAATACTTTAACTGATCAAACTGTAGATTTAACTGTGTAGTAGTTAAACGAGTTCCGGGTGCAAAGGTTACAATGCTGTTTAGGGAAAGGGTTTTTCTACGAATAAACACCTTATCATATTGTCTGACTGGAGGTCCTGATGTTGTACTTGCATGTATATGGGGGATGTCAACATATTGTTCAGCCCCATTTTCATCTCTTAAAGTTAGTAAAAAAGAACGGCTTTCAGGATAAAACCTAAAGGGTTCAAAAGATGAACCAACAGGAATAGTATCTAAATCTACAAAAGTTAATACTTTAGTTTGTTCACTAATAGAGTACCAATTTTTTGGGAAGATAAATAATTGTCTTCGGTCTGCAATTGTAAATACATTCGTTCCAAAATTAGTATCAGCTCCCGTATCAAAAACTCTCTCGACTTCAATCTGATCAATAAGAGGAACATTCGGTAAGAATGTCATCGTACTTAAATCAAAAGTACCACTTGCTACAGATGGATTATTGTTTGAATCAAAGACTAGTGTTGTCTGTGCTATATTTAAATTATCATATGTTGTCATATGTGTCTCCGTTAAGTGTCAATGGTTGTGTATTTTTGTTTAAACTTACCCTTGAACTCCATGTTAGTAATGTTTACTGGAGTTGGGTATTCACTGGTTATTTTAATAACAGTGGAGTCTGAGTATCCAAGTATCTTGGAAACAAACTCTCCTTGTTTTTGAAATATCTCTAAAGGTAAAGTGTCTTCATAGATTGTATATTCCGGTCTTGTTGGAATATAACTTGTTGTAAATGCAGGTCTACCTCTATGAGTTACTTCAATATCATAGGGTCCAGTGAAGTAGTGTCTAAAGATAGCACTACGAATATTCAATACACCATCAATAATATTATTATTCTCATCGCGTACAAACAGAGTACTAAGTTCTACATTCATCTTAAACTTAAGCCCAATGTATACATAGTAATTATTGATTGCATAGTCTGCACCAATGACTACAATCTCAGTATAATCTCCATCATCTGTTTTATTAGTTACACTGTAAGGCTGTATTGCTACATTACTAAGATCTTCATACTGATTATTACCACCCTCAAAGTATCCCTTAAAAAGAACAATAAAGTACTTACTGATATCCGTTACAGTAGTATGTCCGGGTATGCGATAAGTAGTAGTAGCTGTATAAGGATCATACTTGGCATTATAGTTAACAGCTTGCCAGTCTGAATTAATAATCTTCATCTTAAACATACGATCAAGACGAGGAACATATACATCTTCATTTAACATATAGTTGCGGTAGAGATAATAAGCATAGGTATTACTACCAACACTAGTTTCCCTTTTACTAACAACATACATGTTATTGGCAAAGCATTGTAGTGTCTCAATAGAATCTGTCTCATCTAGAATATAACGATAGAATGAATTCTGTACAACTCTATCTCCACTAAACCGATTGACATAGCCATAGATATGATTCCTGTAGTCATCATCTACAAACAGTAGAGTGTCCTGTGCGGGAGCTGTAGCTGCAGTCCTGTAGTTCTTTGGTAGATAGCCAGCTGCTGTACTTGAAACCTCTACAGCAGAGGCGTAGCCCATTGTACCCTTACCTGTAAAGAGAAAGAGTTTCTGGGAATCAAAGAAGTATAGACGCGACCCAATAAACTGTGGGTCTAGGATCGGGGCAGTCCCATAGTAGGTAACCGGAGCTACTGCTACATTGCTTGGCGACAGTTCCATACCCGCTGAAGACATCAATTGGAATTGAATGTTAGCCTTGGTATTGATAAACATATACTCTTCAAAGGGAGTCATACTTGTGATCTCACAGTAACTGTTTGAAGAGACACGAATGTCAATAGGATCTGTGGTAATAATATTCTCTGCATCCTTAAGGAAGAGTGATTCATATTCACCCATCTCAGATGAGAAGATAACATCATCAGCGGAGAACCACAGTCTATCTTTAAAGACTGCGATGGAGTTAATCTTTACATGCTTTAGACTCTTACGGTCTACGGTCTTAAAGATACTCGGTCCCGGATTGGTTGTCTTGTCACCTGTGGTTCTAGCAGACCACTTGATTGGCTCAATGTTCCATGCGGTTACATTGGATGCATCAATGGATACCACAAGCTTCTGTGGCATTCTTCGTGGATCAATGTAAGAATGTTCATCAGGTGTTCTAATCTTCTGGAGATAGGGTCTACCTGTTGTAGTAATTGCTGTTGTGTGGACTACACCTCCGGTTGTTCCGGAGTAAGTATAGATACCTCTAGTTGTATCTGAAGGACTATAGTAATAAGTCTGCTCAGCTGGGTTCCAACTAATGACTCTATAGTATCCACTTGTTGTGTTTAGATATGGGTTAAGTGTGAAGAAGATTTTACCACGACCCTTGATAATTCCATTAAGAAGAGTGTCACTATCATAGAGAGACTCAAGCATTAGCTTAGCAGTATCATCTGTAGGACTACTTAGTTTGGAGTTGTTAGAGAACCAATCATCCTTTTCAGGGGGTAGTCTAATGGTGGCTAAATCATCAACACGACTTCCTAAGTAAGCCTGAGCTGTATTATAGTAATAGTAATCATCAGCAGAAATATAATCTGCATTGGTTATATTAATAGTATAAGTTGTAGTTCCATTTGTAGCAGCTAACAATCCAGAAGCAAGTGTTGCTACTCTTGTAAGACCTACATAACCTGTTATAACATATGTTCCAGCTCCGGGACCAACAAGAACAATTGATTGTCCCTTATAAGCATCATTTAAAGTAGATGCAGATGCTGCTAGTGTTATGGTAGTAGCACCGCTAGAAGAACTAGCAGCCAAAGTACCAACAACACCTAATGTACTAATATTAATTGAGTATCGACTTGTGCTAGAAGGATTTGTAATAGACCAAGTACCCAAAATTGTAGCTACTTTAGTTACTCCATCATAATCCGTAATTAATTTTGTTTCTGCTGCACCAGTATGGTTTGTTACAGTAATAAGCATCCAATTATAAGCATCATCTACATTAGATGCCGTTTCTGCTAAATCAATGTGATTAGCCGCACCACCTGTAGCTAAGCCTGTGATTAATGCAGGTCGCCATCCAAGTAAGACATCATCTGCAGTACCTGCTGTATTGTCTTCACCTGTGTCAAATACCTTGGCAACCTTAGCTGCCGTATAGTATTTAATCTTACGACCATTGATATCATCGGTTGCAGTTACTACACCATTAAGATCAAACAACTTACCTTCAACATCAGAACTGAATCCCGCTCGTACATTCTTATTAAGAACAACGACACTTGATCCCAGTGATACAGCCTTAAGGGATTCCTTGGCTGTCTTGTTGTTGGGGTTATGTGTGATATATGCACGGCTGTCTGTCTTAACAACACCAGTGGCATTGGTCTGATCAGCAGGGGTTAAATCTTCCCATGTACCTGTAGGGTAGACTCTGAATATATAAAATAATTTCTCAGCATCACTTGTTGCACTAAAGTCAATAACAACAAGAAATGTATTCTCTTCGTTAATGCTATACCAATAATACCATAAATCATGGGTTGCTGGTACATCGGCTAAAGAATATAAGTCTAATCGAATATTGGTAGATGCGGTATCCCATGTTGTTGCCTCAGCTGCAGTCTTCTGTGGAACAATCTCAAAGCCGGGTCGCTTCTCAAAGTTACGCTCTAGGGAAACTAAAGCATTGTCAATATTCTCTGCTTCATTTGGTTGCCGTCTATTAGGCGACTGTCTGCCAACAGAGTTGGTTGTAAAGACAGGAACTTTGGTTGAGGCATAGCCAGCCTGTGGGCTTCGTCTACGAATAGCCATTAAATACCTCCGGTACGCCAGTACCTAAAACGATTTGGATCACTGAAATAACGAGTACGCATAGCAGCATCTCTCAGCATACTGTTGTTGTTGAAGATATTTTTCTTCTTATCATTCATATCTGCTGCTTTACTCTTTAGTGAAAAGAGTTGCTCTTGGTATCCCAAGAAGGCATCAGTAGCTTCGTCACCCTGAGTAATACTCTGGTAGTGACGCATAGCAGTAGCCATGATGGCTCTCTGTACTGAAGTCTCTAGATTTTCCCAAGGTAATTTCATAGTCAGTTCAATATAGTATGGACCATTACTAGCTTGCCATACATCTGTATCATCAGTAACATTCCACATACGAGCTGGAGATGCGTTATTTAAAACTCTTGATTTAATAAGCCAGTTATCTTTATTCACATGTTGTGATACTAATTCAGCAGCCAAAATACCAGACTCATCTCCATCGGGAGTAGGTAGTAAAAGATAACCATCCGCTAATAAAGTAAACTTACGGATGTGTTTATTCTGCGCTAATCCACGCATCTGATGATCCATACTTGCTTGCTCTAAAAGTGTATCTGCAATGCCAGTATCAATACCCGACTCTCCATCAAGGTCAGCTACAAGGTTCTCACCTGAAGCCAGTAGCATATGATTAATTGCCTGTAGCTTAGTTATTAAGCCCATAGTAGCCTCCTTTAATTGTTAGAAAAAACCCACCGACTCCCACTTAAGGGAGCCGGGGGTAGATAAACGATCACCTCCGATTCAAACTAGTACTAATAAAAGAACCTTGTTATGAAGGAGAGTGGTAATCATTAGACGGTGGTTGCGTATTCTGCAGCGAAACCATTATCCCAGTTACCAGCAGTCGTAGACTTCAGGTAAGCAGCGATTTCCGTGCGAAGATCAGCAGCACCTGCGCTTGAACCAGCAGTGATAAGCTTGACCATCTCAGGCTTGATGATACCAGTACCCTTAAGCATGCTGCCTACGGTGAACTGAGTATTACGGCGAACATCCTGTACCGTATCAACCTTCATGCCCATAAGCGAAAGACCAGCAATCGCTTCGGACTGGAAGATAATACCAAAGATACCGAACTGTGAGCAGTTGAGGTTATACTTCAGACCACCAATGTTATTGGCTTCCGTAGTATGGTTGATCTTCGGGATATGGTTCGTCTTAACAATCTTGACACCCATGTAATCAAGGCTGTCAGTCATCATGTTCATGCCCTGTGCAATGGATGCACCAGCTCCACCGTAATCAGAGCCAGAAGTAAAGAGTGGCTTATTGACAAACTCATCGTTAGCACGAGGAATACCAAGAGCACGGATAACTTGGAACACCTTTGGAGGCACAGCGCAATAGACGCTGCCAATAGCAACATCATTCTCCTGACACACAACGAGGTAATCTTCGATAGCCTGTAGAACCTTAAGTCCTTCGGTATCCGTAGCACCTGCAACACTTGCAATCGTGTCTGCAACCTGCGAAGGAACATGGAATGCAGCAGCAGCAAGACCACGAGGATCAGCTGCGCCGATTGCTGGCACTGCACCAGCAGCAACCAATGCCATCAGAATCTGACGGTCACGGGTATTAGCAAGGGTGAGTCCTGCCTGACGAGCCAACTCAGAGCGGTAATCCCACTGAGTAACAAGCAAGTCAACATTGTCGGTTTCAAAGTGAGCAGCCATAGGACGCTTATCAAGATTGACCTTGATAGTGGTGCTCTTATTGTCAGTGGTATCACCACCGAGTTCAATACCAGCATTCCACGATGGGTTAAGACCAACAGTACCAGTGATTGGGAACTCCCATGAGTATCCACCAGTAAGGGTCTTGTTCGTAACGAGGTTTTCAAACACATTGAACTGATCGTATGCGTTGATTACTTCACCAGACCAAAGGGGGAGCCAGAGCTTATTAACGCCAGCTGATCCACCTGAGGTTTCAACATCAACTGCACTACGAGTCAGTGCTAAATCTCCAGCTGCAATATTATTTCCTGAAAATGCCATAGTAGTATTCTTTCTTAAAAAAGATCATATCATTCATATCAAATTGTAAGACAAAAAAGTTCTCAACCATTCGATTATTCCTAAGGGAGTCTTTTTGTTGAGTGAGTTTAGCCAAGGGTCATCCATTACCATAAAGGGGGATTTACCCTTTGGCTAACCTCAGTCGATCCGTTGTCTTGTTACGGATTATTTGGGTAATTTAGTAAAGTCGGTTCGCATCATCCGCTGTTCCACATATGCCCGATACTTAGGATCAGCTTTGAAACCCGGATGATTACGCTCTGCAGAGAACTCTCGCTTAGTTTGGTAAGCGACAATACCCTGCTGAGTAGATGCCATAGAGACTTGTCCCTTTGCACTTGGCTTGGGTTCTGCACCCTTGCTTGTCTGTGTGGTCTTAGCATACTTAGCCTGAAGCCCATAGAGGGCTACATCCCAAGATGCCGATGCTAGGTTCTGATTGACTGAAGCCTGTTCTGCAGGACTGAGGTTCTTGCTAGCCCAGACAAAGAGTTTACTTAACTCTTCCCGACCACCAACTAACTCAGATGCTTTAGTATAAGCCATCTCAATCTTAGCCTTCTGTCCCTGCATATATTCATTAACAACATAATCAGGAAGACCAGTCTTCTTCTTAATAACTTCCAATGTCTCAGGCGAGAGATCATTGTTAGCTGTGAACTCAATGGTCCACTGCTTCCAATCATCTGAGGATGCCGGGATGTTCTCTACCTTGGCTACCTCTTCAACCTTGTTCTCTGGAATCTTTAAGATCTCTGGTAGCAAAGGAATTACTTCCTTCACAGGTTCTACCACAGGTTGTCCCGTAACTGTATTAGCAGTTGACGGGGTTTGTTCGTACTTCTTCTTCAGGTCTGCGACTTCTTGTCGTGACTGAGTATATCCTTTTTGAGCAGTCTTTAAACTCTCAAACCAAGATCCGGCATCCTTGAAGTTTTCAGGGACAGCCATACCTTGGTTTCTTACATAAGCATCAAAGGCTACTTTCTCACGGGCAAGCTGAGCATCCTCTGGAGTCGATGTAAGAGATTGTTCCGAAGACATGACTGGAGTCTCGGGGGATTGTTCCATCATATCGGGAGTCTCTTCATTCATATTGTGTATCTTTCGTTAAATTTAATAAGGCTTCTTTTTTGATGCCATCTTCTTATCCATCTTCTTATCCATTTTCTTAGTCATCATTATTTTCTTAGCTGGTTTCTTTTTCATAGTATTCCTTTCTTATAAATAATTGTGTTAGGCTATAGAGTTATAGATTAACCAATAGAGCAATAATTGTACAAGATGTTAGCGTATGCTGCTGTGGCTGTAGCTGAGATAAAATCAACCTCAATGTGGGAACATCCAAACACTGGGACAACTACTGATGCTACCGATAGCACAGCAGAGTTGTTAATAAGTGTGTTGGCACTAGTACCAGCAGTTGCTGTGATACCATGTATAGCTTTGAGAGCAACAGAGTTGTTAGTAATCATTGTAGAAGCCTGAACTCCTCCAATTGAACCTGCAAACAATAGTGTTGGATAGTAAGTAATACCTAGTTTAGACCAACCCGTTACTCGAAAGCCAGCACTGGTTGTGAAGCTGAGCAGTAAAGGATGAATACGCACATGTGTATAGGAACCTGAGGGAATAATTAAACTTGTGGCATCACTTGCTATAGAGGTTAGTGTCGTGTGTTCGTTATAAGCCGTTGTGGAATTAATGTTGGCAGTAGTTATTCCAACAAACATATCCTCTCTTGCTTGCTTTGTTTGAGACATTGTATGTGTATGAATCATTATTTTTTATCTTTCTTTGGGTACACTATCTTTGTAGCGTCTTTACCCGTGCATGTGGTAGTTTTACCACAGTTACATTTGTATGTTGTTTTTGCCATTATTATTCTTTAGGGTTCTTTATACACCAAATCAAAAAATGCATATGCTTCTTCTATGGTGTCAAACCAATACCATCCCTGTACGGGATAGGTATAAGTATCTTTTTGTGAGTAATGAAGGTCAAGATCCATGCTAGCAATACAGGTTTCTACAATTTGTACTTCTTCATTTTCTAATTTATAAAATGCCATAGTATTATCCTGTTACTGCCCATCCCTTGAGAAGAGCAGTTTGTGTTTTTAGGGTTCTAAATGCCAATGAGGTAGAACCAGTTGCTGTTGCGGGTCTACTAACTGTAATGTTAGTGTTTGGTGTGATAGCAGTAACTACAGATTCCCAACGAACTGTTCCTGTTCCGTTTGTAGTAAGAGCAATAGCAGCACCACCTGAAGTGGCTGCTACTTGGAAAGTGTCTGTGGCTGCACTAATTACAAAATATATTGTATTGGTAACAATTCCTGTTGTGGTAACAATTGTAGCAAAACTAACATGATCACCATTAGACAAACCATGTGCTGTTTTTGTGACTAGATCACCAGCATCTGTAAAGGTGCAAGCAATGGCTGTAGTGGCAGGACTTCCTGTACCCGTCCATTGCATACCTACAACAACACCTGCTGTGTTTGCTGCTGTGATTGTGGTTAATCCTGCGGTTGGAGTGCAAGTAAGTGAAACAGGAGTTACCGCTCCCCAATTACTGCTAATATTTAATATTAAGCCTTGTGTGTTTGCTCTACCTATATTATTAATAATATTTGTGAGTTCTGTTTCGGATAATTTACAACCAGAAACCTGATGGGCAAATCTAATACCAGATATAGTTGCTTTAACTAGTGAAGGACACGAAAGAAATATGTTATTCGTGCTGGTTGCACTTGCAACATTAAACTGGGGCACTGTTGTAAGTGCACCACAACCAGCCAACATACCACTTATATCAGTTGCATTCGCAGTATTAAACAAAGGCACGGTAGTAAGTGACTGACAACCATTGAACATACTACCCAAATTAGTTGCACTCGAAGTGTTAAACAGGGGTACTGTTCTAAGTGAAAGACAATTAGCAAACATATTACTCATATCACCTACACCCGCAGTATTAAACAGCGGTACTTCAGTGAGTGAGCGACAACCATTGAATAGGCTGTTAGTACCACCAAAAGCACCAGTAGTTAGAGCCGCAGTGTTAAACGGAGGCACTGATATAAGTGAACTACAACCACCAAACATACCACCCATAGTAGTCACATTTGCAAGATTAAAGGATGGTACTCTTTTTAGTAAGGCACACTGACTAAACATACTACTCGTATTAGTCACACTAGCAGTGTTAAACAAAGGCACCGTGCTAAGTACAGAGCAAGTAGCAAACATCTGACTCATATTAGTCACAAGCGAAGTGTTAAACAAAGGCACTGTTGTAAGTGCACGACAACCATTGAACATACCACCCATATTAGTAACACTCGCAGTGTTAAATAGTGGTACTTCAGTGAGTACAAGACACTGAGAAAACATCTGACTCATATTAAGCAAACTAGCAGTATTAAACAGTGGTACTCTAAGAAGTGAAATACAATTAGCAAACATATTGTTTGTATTAGTTACACTGATAGTATTAAACAAAGGTACGGTAGTAAGTGAGTTACAAAGAGAAAACATACTAGTCATGTTAATCACACTAGCAGTGTTAAACAGCGACACTGTTGTAAGTGCCCCACAATTACTAAACATAAAACTTGTATCTGTTAAAGCTGAATTAAAAACTAAATCAACAGTTCTTAAATTACGCGCCGAATTGAATAAGTAACTTGCACTTGCATTTGTCATTGCATTGCTTAATATACACACTTGTTCTAATGAGTTAAAAGCAATGGTTTGTGTAGCAACTCCCGCAGTAGCTACACCAATCAAAATACTTGTAAGACTTGGACCTGCAATTTTTATATCAAGAAAGCCACTGCTATAAGTATTTAAATTAGTTTGATTGTGTTTTCTGTGTACATTTATGGTTGTAAATGATTGTCCTGCTTGTGGTGTCACAGTAACAACTGCTAGTTTGTACGATAGTAAAGTAGCACTTCCATTTGTGGTGAGTGGTAGGGCAGATCCACCAAGCGTAGCAGATACCTGAAATGTATCAGCGGCTGCATTAATAACATAATATATCTGTCCTTCACTCAGCCCTGTGGTACTTACAATATTATAAAAACTTACTGTGTTTCCGTTTGAATAGCCGTGTGCTGTTCGAGTAACCACATCACCCGTATCAGTAAGAGTTACAGGAGCATTCGTGTTATTCAATCCAGCAGCAGTGAAGTTATATTGATGTTGTGCAACCACATCACTATTAATATTTTCTGTGGCACTTCCGTCACCCCAATCCACAGTATAGTTTCCTGCTGCGCTTAGTGCTAGAAAGTTCGAATCTACATCTACTCTGTGCAACCCAACAAATTTATTATCTGCACCTGTCATAGCAGGAAGCGCAGTCCATGCAGGATTTCTTACCCAAGAGGTAGTACTCTGACTGCTAGTTAATTGTTTTGGTTTTATATTTTTTTGTGTGGCGTATCCAAAACTCATGTGATTTCTGTCCCATAAAGATTAAAAGAAACATTTGTAGTACCTGCATAAACAGATACAACATCTGTGGTAGCCAACGACAAACCAAGAGTGAAGAATAAGGTATCGTTAGCATTTACTGTTGTTTCATAGACAATATAATGTTGGTTTGCAATACCTGCACCCGCAGGACGAACTGCAACACGAACAGTTGTTGATACTCCGATATTACATACCGTTAAAGTAGAAGCAACAGCAGAGGTTGATGCGGGTACTGTATACAGACTTGTAAGCGTTGTTGCAGCAGGGTTTGATTGACCTAAAACTTTGTATATGTTTGCCATATTTTTATGCTCCCATAAACAAGAATGTTTGTTCTAACCCAACAGAAGAGTTAATAGTAATCGTATTGCCAGATGGGACTAAGGTAATATCTCTACCCGCTATTAAAGTAGGTCCTATTTGAACCACTGATGTATCATCTTTTTTTAGATACAATTTTCCATCTGCCGTGTTTACAGCCAGTTCTCCCGCAACTAGAGATCCACTTGAGGGAACGGCTGATGCCGTTGCGCTTCGTTTAAGTCGAATTATATTTGCCATTAGTTACCTCAATAAGATCCACCGTCAATGGTGCTGTCTGTGTATAAACCATTTGTAACTGTACTTGCATTACCAATCAAAGCACCACGGAAATTAGTCGCTTGGATGTCACCCATAGTTCCAGAGAAAACTTCGGTTGTATTGGTTGCGTCTGGAATAAAGGTTAGATATCCAGTTGAATCGTCAAATCCAAAGAAGCCAAGCTTTGCCGAAGTTCCATTGTGCCACCTAAATTCTACTCCGCGATCCTTGCTATCATCTGATGCAGGAGCGGTGTCACCACCAAGAGTAATGATGGGGTCATCAAGAGTTACTGTGGTTGAATTAACTGTAGTGGTAGTTCCGTTGACTGTTAGGTTGCCGCCAACAATAACATTTCCTGTGGATGACAGAGCTGCACAATTAAGTGTTCCAGTGAATGTTGGTGTTGCTGAAAGAACAACCGAGCCAGTTCCGGTGCTTGTAGTAACGCCAGTACCGCCCTGTCCAACCGACAGTGCAGTTGTTAATCCTGTAAGAGATGTAATGTCAGAGTTTGCACCCCGCAAGGCAATACCAGCTCCTGCAAGTGTACTAGCTCCAGTACCACCGTTTGCAAGAGGAAGAACTCCACTTACAGCCGTTGCTAAAGCAACACCACTTGATGAGCCTGTGCCACCATTTGCAATAGGCAGAATACCACTTACACTGGCTGTTAAACTTACGCCACTTGCTGAGCCAGTACCACCTTGAGCTACAGTCAGTGGGGTTGTTAAACCAGTGATAGATGTAATATCAGCGTTAGCTCCCTTAAGAGCAAAACCTGTAGCCGCAAGTGTACTAAAGCCAGTACCACCATTTGCAATACCCAGAACACCAGTTACACCTGTGGTTAATGGCAGACTAGTACAATTAGTCAGTGTGCCAGATCCGGGAGTTCCAAGTACAGTAGCACCAGTGAATGTTTTAACACCTGCAATAGTTTGTGCAGTACTTCCAAGAGAAACAAAAGCACCAAGTCCTCCGATTGCTTGAATAGTAGTAGCAGTTCCTCCTGCCCCACCAGTGCCTTCTCCGTAGTAAAGAATATCTGTTCCTTCTGTGAACGCCAGCTCTGCATTTGCAAGTGAGGTTGGTGCAGCACTTCCTGTACTTCGCTTAATTCTAATTGTGTTTGCCATAATTTTCCTTAGTAATTTCCACCATCAAGTAGTGGAATGATTGTTGTAATTGTAACATTATTTGAGCCATCAAAATTTGCATTGCCAGTTGCCTCGCCTCCAAGACTTATTGTTCTTGTATTGAGTAACTGTGAAGCAGTGCTTGTGTTTCCTGCAATAGTATTAGAGACAGCTAAATTAGTGAGAGTTCCGACTGCTGTTAAACTAGATGTAACAACATTAGGTGCCAGTGTTGTACCTGTAAGACTTGCTGCAGCTGTTGTACCAATTGGACCCGTAGGTCCTGTTGGTCCTGCAGGTCCTGTAGCACCTACAGATCCTGTAGCACCCGGAGGTCCTGTAACACCTGTCGGTCCTGGAATTCCTGTATAGTAAGAAAGAGATATCCATGCTGTAGTACCATCTCCAGCCTTAATAAGGTTTGTATCAGTTTCAAATCCTAACTCACCAACAATTAAAATTGGATTAGCAGCAGTCCATTGTGCAGCAGTACCACGCCTTATTTGAATCTTAGATGCCATTAAGGTGTACCTCCATCTATAGTTGTTATGTTACTATAGTTATCACTAGGAAAACCACCATCAATCATCCCTGCATTTATATCCGCTACAAGTGCTTCCACTTTAGCTTTACTTTGAGTCAGATTGGCTAGTGTATTTGTCTGTTCTTGTAAGAGAGTTTTTAATTTTTTATTTAATAACTGCTGTTGTTGTAATGCTTTGCTGGAACTCATTACTTACATTTTCTATTTTTAGGGCATGATGTCTTAGACTTACCGGGTCCACCCCATAGGTCTTTGCATGCCCAGTATTTAGCAGTGAGTTTATTACTTGCTGAATCACACTTATGTCTAGCCTTGAAAGACTTACGAGCTTCAGGACTATAGTTGTTACCATAACCCGCTGCTCCATAATGAATGATCTTTTCTTTTCCATTAGCACAAGCCTTTACTACCCGTTTCTTATTGGGATTAGGAGACTTAGTGGGTTTGTTACAAGACATGCTAGCTTTATTAACTTTCTTAGCCATTAGGTTGTCCTCCTGTAAATGCAGACATGTCAGCACCTGAGTTCTGTAGAACATTCATGATACCTTGTCCACCATTTTGTGCAAGATCCTGTTGTCCTGCCTGTGCCATGATGTTACCCATTGCTCCAGCAGTTGCCTGTGTGGAAGCCTGAGCCATCTGTTGCTGAGCCTGTTGCTGCTGTAGCATCATCTGCTCTTGTTGAATATCTTCAGCTGAGCGTACCCAATTACGGGCATCAAAGCCAAGAGAAGTAATCAATGCTCTAGCATACTCTTCCCATTTAAATGCAGCGGCTGCTTGCTCAGGTAGATTGCGAACCATCTCGCCCATCTGCATAAGCTTTTGCAAATCAGTGTCACGACTTAAGGCTTGAAGACCAGTAATTACTTCAATAGATAGTACACCTTCATCATCAAAGAACTGTTCATACATTCTTGTATCAAGTTCTTCTTTCTCAATCATTAAAAATACAGATCGCTTGACAATTGGTTCCATGAGATCTCTAGCGATAGCACTGAATGCTCCACCTAAGACTGTCTCAAGTTCAGAACCAATCATACGAACAGCGGTAGCAGTCACGCGGTCACCACTTGGCAGTGAGGAAGCAGACATTAGGAATGCCTGACCAATCTCTCTACGCATAGTTTCAACAGCGGTCTGAGCGGCTGAGATCTGTGGGTTCATTGTCTGTGATGGTGACAGTACAAATACATCGGCTTGTCTCACGGGGATCCATGAGCCATTAGGTGCATCCGCAACATCATCTACCTCAGTAATACCGGATGGATCAATGCCCATCCAGAAGGCTGAGGCTGCTGCCATGCCATCTAGCAAGGCTCTCGTATACCCATCAAGACTTGATAGGTCGCCGAGGATATCTTCGCAGTGCGATCTCCCGTAGTTTTCTCCGGGTATGCCGTACCACCGTAGTACCGTCACAGGACATACTTCGTAGACACCGCTTGTCAGTAGGTTGCCATCGCTGTCTTCCTTTTTGTACTTCCATAGATTGTCCTCCTTGAGATATTGACAATATGTTTTTTTGTAACCTCTCTTAGCGGATTCGGGTAAGGAGAAGTGTTGGCTAATTGCTTCTGGGTCTACAAGATCATATTCAATATGAATAATTTCATTGACATCTCCAGCAACAGTACGCTGTACAGCATAGTTATCTAAACGGGTAACTCTAAACTTAAAGTCATCCATCTCATGTACTAAACAATCTCCAACTACAATTAGATTTTGAATTGTTTGAAAGATTGTTTCTCTTAAGTTAGTACCAATAAGTTTACGATAGACTTGATAACTCATTGTCTCAAGGTACTGCCCAATTTCTGCGGTTGGTTCTGTACCAGATCGCAGACCAAATTTAAAGAAGGGTGTGTCATTCAAAGGCATCATTGCTGATAGCATTCGACTGGCTAGTGAAGTCACACCTCTTGCACCAACAGATG